CCATTTTCAGTTATATATTCTATTTGTTCTGCAATAGAACCATATTCTTTAATTCTGTTTTGTACTTGTGCCTGATTGCTTTCAACAATGTTAGCTTGTGCTTCAAAGGCATCTAATTGTGCCATTGTAGGTTTAGGAATATCAAGATTCCATTCAGCTATGAACACTCCTTTGCCATCTGAGTTGTCTTGTAATAAGAAATCTTTTCTTACATTAATTTCTCTATTTGCGTATAGTTTTATTTTAGTTGTTAAATTTGCCATTATGCTCCTATTAATTTAAATCCACCAAAGTTACAAAATTGTCTACCACTACTATCTCCTCTGGCATTATATGATGCACCACCTACATAATCATATTGATAAACCCAAAATTCTACATAATCAGTTGAACCATTTAATGTTAAAATACTGTGTGCTTGTATTGTAAGTGTATCATCAGTTTTAACTCTTATAGTTGGTTCTATTGCTCCATTAGCAGTATCTCCATTTTTAAGTATTCTACATTCTACTAGAGCATCATCACCACTTGACATCACTACATAAAATGTACCATAAAAAAAATATTTTCCTGATGAAGTTGGTGTAAATCTATAATTTGTTGCATTGTCATAACAATTATCTGAGTCAAATAATTCAGTATTAAGTTGAAGTTTAGTGAATGAGTTTCCTGATATACTTTGATTTGAACCTAATGTTACATGAAAAGCTGGAGTGTTAGCACCACCAACACCTGCAACAAAATTAGTTCTAGTCATTTTTCTTAATGCACTAGCACTATCGTCATAAATTAAAACACTATCTCCACCTGCAATAGAAGTTTCTGCAGTAGCACCAGTTATTAAATTAGAAGTTACTTTTGGAAATGTTACTGTGGCATCACTTGGAGTACCTATGTTTAATACATCTCCTAAGACTAGGATAAAATCTATAACATCTGCTGAAGTTAAAGCTGAAGTAAATACAATCGTTGAACCAGAAACAGTAAATCCACCTACGTTACTAGCAGTTGTTGGCTCTTGGATAACTCCATTAAGAGAAACAATCATGTTTAAAACACTAGCTGGAGTATAAGCTACACCACCATTTAATAAGTTATAGGTTGCTGTGGCAGATGTAACGATTGCGTCTAGCTTGACGAAGTTTCCTACTGTTGGTTGATTGCCGATATATGCCATATTATCCTATTATACTTTTAATCTCAGCTTCAGTTAAACCTAAAGCAGATAATTTAGTTAATGCTGATTGTTTGTTTAATTTTTCTTGTTCTTCTTTAGCAAGTCTAGCAAGTCTATCTTGTTCAGCTTTAATAGCATCCTGTTCTTTTTGTGCTATTTCTTCAGCACTTAATTTAGTTAATTTTTCATTAATATATTTATACATTATTTAACTCCATAAAGTTTAAAAATACCACTATTTGTATTTCCTGACTGCCAAAAATAATCAATTCCAGTAATAGCATTTGTTCCACCAGTCCAAGCTCCAGTTGCATGATGTTGAGCTAAATGAGGAGAACTGTCAAAAGTTTGTGTAAGTGTTTTTATAGTTTTATAAATTGAGGTGCTTGATGGATTTGCTATATAACTTATAAAATCTGCTCCATGAGTTCCACTAATACTTTGACCAAAACCAAATTCAATACTTGTTGCACTAAGAGAAGCATCAGGATTAACAACTGATGAACCTGCATACATCCACATTCTAGCACGTTGATAGGAACTTGTTTGTTGTCCACCGCTTGTTCTAATTCTTATAAATCCATGATCTCCATTAATAGATGGAATTACATTATGTCCATAAATAACATAAAATTTATGAGAGCTAGTTAATAAACCATTTCCAACAGTTACTAAACTTACTGCACTTGATACTGTTGTTGTTTCTAATAAAACATAATCAGAAGTTACTCCAGATAACTTAGTAGAATCTATAGCAGCACTAGCATTAATATCTGCATTAACAATAGTACCATCTGCTATCTTTGCAGAAGTTATAATACCATCTGTAATGTCAGCAGAAGTTAAAGGTACTGCTGAAGGTTTATTTCCGATAAACGGCATAATTAAATCCTATTAAGAAATTGCATCAACAGTTGAAATCCAAGTATCTAAAGATGAAGCTGTATTTGATACAACTTTTAAAATATCTCCAGATTGAACTACAACTTTAGCACCACCATCAAGAACTTGTAATGCTGATCCTGAAGGGATTGGTGCATCTTTGACTAAATAAAAATCGTTAGTACCATCGTTAATAAATACTGAAGCATTAACTGCAGAACCAGTTACATTTGCTACAGATATACCTACGATTGTATCGTTTGAATTTGCTGTAAATAAAGTAGCTGCTGATGTTCCAGTCAGTCTAGCTTTATATCTTGTAAAATCTTGTGCCATATTATTTTCCTATATATTAGTTTGTTTTATAAAGCAATACTCATAGCAATTGAGAATCCTTTACTTGCCTTATTATCTATTTGAGTTTGAATAGCTGAAGTTACACCATTCAAATAACCAAATTCTGTATTATCTACTGTACCTGTTCCAATCTTAGTTGCGGCTATTGAATTAACTGCAAGTGATATTGTACCAGAAGAAGTTATTGGACTTCCTGTTACTGTAAATTCTGAAGATCCTGAATCAGCTACCGCTACTGAAGTTACTGTACCACCTGAACTTGGGAATACTTGTGTGTATGAAATTGCACTAGATCCAAGTGTAGCACTTGCGTCTGTAGTACATAAAAACAATTCATCACCATGAGCAGTACCTTCTGATACTAAAATTAACTGTCCAGCAATTTCTGATATTATATCAAATTCTGTATCTCTTGAAGCAGCTCCTGAAGCAACAACAGTATATAAACCATTTTGCGATGGAGTAGTTTGATCTTTTAATAAAACTCTATTTCCAGTTGCTAATGTAACACCATCTAAGACATCACCATTTTCTAATGCAGTAGCAATAGCTACATTAGCAGTAGATGCAGCTCTTGCAATAACTCTAGTTCTAAGACCAGTAACTAAATTATCAACATAGTTTTTAGTAGCAGCTTCAGAAGAAGATGAAGGATCGCCTAATCCTGTAATTGTTCCACCAGTTAAAGCTACGTTGTTAGCATTTTGTGTTGCAATAGTTCCAAGACCAAGTGTAGTTCTTTGAGTTGTTGCGTCAGCATCATCAAGTAATGCTTTACCAGCAGTTGTTAAATCAAATACTGCGGCAGTTCCTGATCCTGTAAATTCAATACCTTTACCAGCGGCAGAAGTTAATCCTGCAATAGCAGCTAGTTCAGCATCATATGCTTGTACGTTTGTACCAATAGCTAAACCTAAATTAGTTCTAGCAGTAGATGTAGAAGATACATCAGATAAATTATTTGAAGCTGTAAGTTTAGTTCCAAGTTGCGTTTGAATAGCACTTGTTACTCCAGATACATAACCTAGTTCAGTATCTGTTACTGTTGATACAGCAATCTTGCCAGATGAATTTGATATAGCAGCTCTACTAGCAGTTAAATCAGAAGATACTATAGTTGTAGCAGCTCCTGTTATTGTAGCCTGTTTAGCATTTAATTGTGTTTGTATTGCAGATGTAACTCCATCTAAATATCCAAACTCAGTATTTGAAACTAAACCATTATGAATTTTTGAAGCATCAATTGCAGCACTACCTGAAATTTTAGCATTAGTAATTACTGATGCAGGAATTGAATCATTTGTTTGAGTAAGAATTGCAAGATATATTACAAGTGCTTCATTGGCTAACGAGCCACTATCCCATGTAACTGTTACTGTAGTATTTGTAGAAAATGTAGTTGCACTAATTGTACCAACAATAGTTCCTGTTGTAGAACCTACGGCTTTTACTCTACGATTAATATGATAAAAACTTGTAACATCTACACCTGATACTGTGAATGAAGTTGCAGATGCGTAAGTAATAGTAAAACCATTATCTCCATCACCATAAATAACCCATTGAGAATCGTTATACCATTCTCTAATTTCAGCACCT